TATGAAATTTAGTTCAGATGTAGATATAGATTTTGGAAATAGAGAAGATATACTGGCCCATATCAAGCATGTTCCTGCCGCTATGCGAGAAGTTAATCCCATACGAAAACACTCAACTGGGATCTATGTAACAGATATACCCCATGATCCTATCAATGACATGGCTTCAATAGATTATAAAAAAGCAGAAGATAGAGGTTATCTAAAATTAGATTTTCTTAATGTTCATGTTTACAATAAAGTAAAAAGTGAAGAACATTTAATTGAATTGATGAGAGAACCTGATTGGTCTAGGTTAAAGGATAAAGTTTTTGTAGAACAGTTAATTCATTTGAATAATCATTATAACTCAATACAAAAGATGCCTGAACCTATTAACAGTATACCTAGACTAGCTATGTTTCTAGCTGTTATTAGACCTGCTAAAAAACATTTGATTGGTAAAACTTGGAACGAGATAGCAAAAACTGTATGGGATAAGGGAGATGATGGATATCACTTTAAAAAGGCGCATGCCATTTCCTATTCATGGCTGGTCGCGGTACATATGAATTTACTAGGGTAATCTTTTTACTAGTGTAATACTGCGTTTTTTGGATCTACGCTTGTGTAATTCGGCTAAACTACATACAGGACCGTGAATTATAATTAAATTTTTATTTGTAAAGGTTCTTAGGTAAGGTTTAAAAATAGACCACTCTTCTTTTAAAAATAAGTTAATAGGTATTAATCTATTGCTTTCCCACCACCACGTTTCGCCTAGCTTTAAAAAAGTATTTTTTGCTTCTAGATCAATTATTGCTCCATAGTCATATATAGTGGTAACTGTATCATCACGGTTTTGCACTATACCAACATAGTCTTGGTCGGCATAGGAGCACACAGTAATAAAAGGGTGATGCTCGGTTAATTTAGTAAAAAAATCTTTTTGAACCATACAGAATATTTAATCTAGTTTTCCCGAATTAATAATTAAATATATAGAGACTAAATACTAGAAGGAGCTCAAATTTGTGTACACAACCGCAGTATTTCTCTATACGCAGCGACAAATTGTTGTTTTACTATCAGGATATTCACCGAGGAGATATATGCCCGTATATGCCAAACCCCTAACTCTTAACAGAGGTGTAGATAATCAAATACAGTTTCAGTTTTTGAACCAAGAACAAAAGCCGGTCGACATTACAGGTAAGCAAATTACATGTAGAGTTATTAATTACGAGGGTAATGCAACACTGTTACAGAAGAGTCTTACTTTACAATTGCCTGCTACAGGTATAGCGGCTCTTGAAGTAAGTGCGGCTGATCTAGTACCCATTGATCCACAAAAATGCTACTATTCATTAGAAATACCAGTTGGTGCTTTTAATTATCCTGTTTTCGTAGACCAAAATGCAGGTGCTAGGGGCGATATGTATATCGTTAACTCGGTATTGCCTAGCTTTGTTCCATCAATAGAGGTTACTATTCCAACTGGACAAGCATTCCCCAACAACAATCCAAACCAAAATTCTCAGCCTGATGTTACTTATTATTCTAGTGTGATTGAAAGTAGTGATAGTCCAATACTTACCTTCCAAGTTAAGCTATCAGAATATTATGGGAATGTTGACATTCAAGGATCTACCATAGTAGATGGAGATTGGTATCCCATTACTAGTAATACCTATGATGATACCACAGATACAATTGGATATACCATTAATGGATTCCATCCTTTCGTAAGAATTGGATTCACAAGTAATGCTGGCGCTATAACCAATATATTGTCACGTTAGTTCTCCGTTGTAGTTGTTTAACCACTGAATTTATGTTATAATATAGGGATGTTTGATATCCTATCTATTATTCCAGGTAAAAAGAAGCAAACAAGTTCAGGTTGGACTAGCTTTAACGCTGTATGTTGTACCCATTTTGGGCACAGCCAAGATAAAAGAATGCGAGGTGGCATCAAGTTTGATGGCACTAACTGGTCTATGCATTGTTTCAATTGTGGATTCAAATGTGGCTTTTCATTAGGTAGACCAATTAGTATGAAAACTAGCAAATTGTTAGTTTGGTGCGGCATCGATGATCAGCAAGTTAAGCGTTGGAGTTTGGAAAGTCTCAAGCATAAAGATTTTTTGGATTTCTCTAAAACATCAAAATCAGCGGATAATATTAGGTTTCATAAGGTTGAACTACCTTCTGACAGTGAACAGTTAAATTTATCTGACCCCAAACATTTCAATTATATTGAGTATTTAGAAAGACGTGGTATTCATTATGATAGTTATCCATTTGCAGTTACTCCGAAAGGAACAGGCAAGCATGGTAGTAGAAAAGAACATAGGATAATTATTCCGTACTTTTTTAAGAATGCACTTGTAGGTTATACAAGCAGATTTCTAGATAATAAATCTCCTAAATATATTAATGTTCAGCAGCCTGGCTATGTTTTTAATATTGATAATCAAAAACCTAATTGGCAAGTGTGTATTGTTACTGAGGGAATTTTTGATGCACTAAGTATTAATGGCGTAGCAGTGATGCATAATGACATTAATAATGATCAAGCAATGCTATTAAGCACACTAAATAAGCCAATCATACTAGTTCCTGATAGAGATAATACAGGATTAGCATTATGTGACAGAGCATTAGAGTTAGGATATCGTGTTAGTTTACCAATTTGGGAATCAGGTGTCAAAGATGTAAATGATGCAGTAGTTAAGTATGGAAAATTACCAACATTGTTGAGTATATTGCAGGCAGCAACCAGTAGTAAAATCAAGATAGAATTACAGAGGAAGAAAATTGCTAAAGGAATATAACAGGGACGTTCAACTACTATTCTTACAGATGATGCTGACCAATGCAGAATTGTATACCCGTGTAATGAACATTATGAACTCGGATAACTTTGATAGGTCGATTAGACCAGTTGCCGAGTTTATTAAAGATTATAGCACTAAGTATAGCCTATTGCCCGATATCACTCAAATCAAAGCGACTACTGGTATTGACGTTGAATTAATTGAAGATTTTAGTGATAAACATACTGAATGGTTTCTGGCAGAATTTGAATCGTTTACTAAACGTCAAGAATTAGAACGTGCTATTCTTAAGTCAGCCGACTTGTTAGAGAAGGGTGATTTTGGGCCTGTTGAAAAATTAATTAAAGATGCGGTTCAAATCAGTTTACAACGTGACATGGGTACTGATTACTTTGCAGATCCCAAAGGACGTATCAACAAATATTTCAATGCGGGTGGGCAACAAAGCACTGGATGGCCTCAACTTGACAAACTACTATATGGTGGGTTTAGTAGGGGAGAATTGAATATTTTCGCAGGTGGATCAGGTTCAGGTAAGTCATTAGTAATGATGAACATTGCACTGAATTGGTTGCAAATGGGATTAAGTGGGGTTTATATATCATTGGAACTTTCAGAAGAATTAACTTCACTCAGAACCGATGCAATGTTAACTAGTATGAGTACTAGGGATATTCGTAAAGATATTGATTCTACTGAACTCAGAGTTAAAATGGCTGGTAAAAAAGCTGGGCAATACAGAGTTAAAGGTCTTCCAGCACAAAGCAATGTCAATGACATTCGTAGTTATTTAAAAGAAGTGCAAATCCAAACAGGTATGCGTGTGGATTTTGTTATGATTGATTATTTGGATTTGGTTATGCCTGTATCTGTTAAAGTCAATCCCAACGATCAGTTTATCAAAGACAAATATGTAAGTGAAGAATTGCGTAACTTGGCAAAAGAGTTGGGTATTCTTATGGTAACGGCAAGTCAATTGAATCGGTCGGCAGTAGAAGAAATTGAATTTGACCATAGTCATATTGCAGGTGGTATCAGTAAGATTAATACAGCGGATAATGTGTTTGGTATTTTTACAAGTCGCAGTATGCGTGAACGTGGACAATATCAGATTCAGTGTATGAAAAGTCGTAGTAGTACTGGTGTAGGGCAAAAGATTGATTTAGATTATAATATAGAAACTATGCGTATCACTGATAGTGATCCTGAAGGCCATGGAGAACAGCAAAATTCATATACCCCTAAACCTAATCCTAACAATATTATGAGTACACTAAAAGCAACCTCTATGGTAATAAATCAGTCTACGGGAGAAATATTAGAGCCTGAAATCAAGCGAGTAGTTGCAGATGTGCAAGGTAGTAAATTAAAATCACTACTTAATTCACTAAAGAAATAATTATTTCATTTAGAATAAATATAATATGCAGAAAAAAACTCGTAGCCTTTTGGAAGAATTGGAAGCTTTAAGCGATAATCGTGATGTAAGTCATATTATCGAGAACCGAGCCCACAACATCATTACCAGTGCCATTAATTTGTTAGAACTAATTAACAAGCACTATGATAGTGAGAAATCGGAAATATTAGAAAGAAAACTTCTAAGTGCTATAAAAGGTAGAGATCAGGCTAGATTTGCAAAATCACTAAGGAAGAAAAATGAAGTTTCAGGAAATCAATGAAGCACCGGTAAACGAGGAAGGAATCATAGGGCGTGGTGTTGCCGCTGCTCAACAACTTGGTTCTAAACTAATTGGTAGTGAGTTAAGCCGAATGTCTGTCACTGATAGACATGCCATGAATATCTTTATTAAAGATTTTCTTGATAGAGTTTCAGTTGCATTAGGTGTTGCTGTTAAAAGTAACATTGTTGATCCTACTATAGTAGATACCTCAAGTGTAGGTGGGGGAGGAGCAATTAAACCTACTGGTGCACCTGTAAGTGCGTTAGGGCAACAGACAAAACAACAGATGCTAGCACAACGTGCCGCTAGTGCAGTTCCTAATTCAGGTAGAAAACCCACAGCACCTGGTCAACCAGCATCAGCGGCGACAGTACCTGCGGCACCTACAGTACCAGCAGCACCGGCTGCGTCTGCAAAACCATTAACTGATTTTGGCACCGTTGGGGCAGAAAGAGCGAGAAGGGCTCAGGCAGGTGCGGCAATTCCTGATCCAAATCTTAATGTCGGAAGAAGAGAGCCTAAGGTAGGATCACTAAGTGAAACACAATATCAAAAATTAAATTCAATTTTTGAAAGCATTCTTCTTGCTGAGGCAAAAAGCGTAACTGCTTTTGTCAGAGATTTCCTTCATACCAATGTACCACAACTTAATACTAACGATCCTGATATTGCCAAAGCCTTAGATAAACTTATTGCTCAAGTTCAACCTAATTGGACTAGAGATAAAGGTAAAAGTGCATTCACTAAATTAGCACAAGCGGCTTACCTCTTGGCTAAAATGCCAGGCTCACTTAGCACCGCTAGCACCGCTAGTGCAGCTACAGCAGGAGCGCAAGGCACGTCAAACACACAGGGAGGCAGAACTCAAGCTACTGGTGTACAAGGTGGTACATCGGGTGGTGCACAAGGTGGTGCTCAAGCTGCACCTGAAATAGCACAGTATACTAATAATATATTGTCACAAATTAATAGAATGCAAAGAAATGATGCGGATGATTTAGATGCTATCATTATGAATTCGCTACGTAGACTATACAAAATTAACTCTTCGGCTTATATGGACACTGTACAACATCTTAAAACAATGCTTCAGACTGCTGCGCCAACTACACCTGCTCCTACGCAGGGCGGTCCCGCGAAAGGGCCGCCCAATCTAACAGTAGCCAGAGAATCTAAGAACAGAGTTAAAAGATGAATTTAGCTGAATCATTAGCTTCTCTTAGGAATAAGCTAGAAACTATTGATGCTCCTTCATTGAATGAGGACAAAGGGCACTTAGACCATCCTGAGGATCTAGTGTTTTTAGGAGACATTACTGGTGCCAATCGTGCTGTAGACGCAATTGCAAAAACAGTTACAAATCCAAAAAC